GGCACAGTTAAGAATGAGTCGTGACTTAAGAACAGAAGCTATGTTAAAGGTTGCAACTACTACACCTTCTGATAATAAGGTAGCGTTTCCTAGTGACTTCTTAGAGTTAAGAGAGATGCACTTTGATGGTAACCCGCCTATTATCTTAGAGTATCAATCACCTGACTTGTTTTTCCGTAATGGTCAAACATCATTATCAGGTCGTTCACACTACTTTACAATGTTAGGCACAGAGTTCCAATTTGCACCTAGTCAAAACTCTGATTACACCATTCAAATTTTATACTATGCTCAACCTACATTTATTTCTACTACAACATCTAGTAACTTGTTCTTAGCATACTACCCAGACGCTTTACTTTACGCAACATTAGCAGAAGCAGAACCGTATCTTATGAATGACCCTAGAGTAGCAACATGGTCAGCATTATACGATAGAGCCATTGCTAATATTCAGAAAAGCGATTTAGGTCAAACATACGCATACACAACATTAAACGTAACACCAAGATAAAGGAAAAATCATGGCAGAAATCAGTAATTATTTAGAGAACGCTTTAATTAACGTAACTCTACGCAATACAGCTTACACAACACCTACAACAGTATATGTAGCATTATATACAACAGACCCTACAGATGCAGACACAGGCACAGAAGTAACTGGCGGCTCTTACGCTAGACAATCAGCTACATTTGGTGCACCTTCTAACGGTGCTTCAGTTACAACTGCTGACATTACATTTCCAACTTGCACAGCTTCATGGGGAACTGTAACTCATATTGGTATTAGAGATGCTTCTACAGCAGGTAATCTTTTATACCATACACCATTAGACACATCTAAAACTGTTACATCTGGTGACATTTTTAAGATTTCTACAGGTAATCTTTCAGTTACATTAGCGTAATTTATGACTACTTGTGTTGTTTATGACAAAGCTACTGATAAACCTATAAACATTATCATAGCTGAAATTACAGACCAAGCTCCTGAAGGGTATTATTTTGGTGAATTACCTACTAATACTATTTGGAATGGTTCTGAATTAATTACACAAGAAATTGTCACGCCTACAGAAGAAGTTGTAGAGGAAGTGGACAATGGCGAATAGATATTGGGTAGGTGGAACAGATACATGGGACAATACTGCTGGCAGTAAATGGGCATTAACATCTGGTGGAGCTGGTGGTCAAGCAGTACCTACAACTGCTGATGATGTATTCTTTACTGCTGCTTCGGGTGCTAATACAGTAACTATAGGAATTACTGCTTTAGCATCCACTCTTACAATGACAGGGTTCACAGGAACTCTTGCGTTTGGCACTAATAAAATTCAAGTTGCATCTACAGCAACTGCTACAGTATTTACTGGTGCTACTACATATTCAGTTACAGGCACTCCACTTATAGAATTAACTGGTGCTGCTACAACAGGAACTAGAACAGTCACTACAGGAACTGTTACACAAGCCAACTCTATATCATTTAGTGTAACTGCTGGAACTGGTGGTTCAGTTGCTATATCTACTGTAGTAAGAAACCTTGACTTTACAGGTTTTAGTGGAACATTAACTGCTGCCAGTAGAACTATCTATGGCAATGTTATTTTATCTACTGGAATGACATTAACTGATGGCAATGTACAAACATATGCTTCTACTTCTGGTACTAAAACAATTGAGTCTAAAGGTAAAGTATGGAATACGGAACACTCATTTAATGGTGTAGGTGGAACATGGCAATTAGTAGACGCATTAAGTACAAATAGTATAGTTCGTTTAGTTAATGGAACATTTGATGCTAATAATCAAAATGTAAGTGCTTTTAGTTATCAGAGTGGCAATAATAATGTTAGAACACTTACTATGGGAAGTGGAACTTGGACTTTATCAGGTACAGCAATTGTTTGGAACGCTTCTACAGGAGGTGGTACAAATCTTACATTAAATGCTAATACATCTACAATTGTATTATCTGATACATCTACAGCCTTAAAAACTTTTACTGGAGTTGGTAAAACTTACTACAATTTATCTATAGGTGCAACAACAGGTATTGCTAATTACACAATTACTGGTGCAAATACATTCAACCAAATATCAAGCTCTAAAACTGTTGCTTATTCTATTACACTTCCAGACGCAACAACCACAACAGTAACAACTTGGGCAGCAGGTGGCTCATCTGGTAATTTATTAACTTTAAAATCTAGTTTAACTGGTACTGCAACATTAGCAGTTACTAATACATTTACAGCAAACTTTACCAATGTATTATTAGTAAGTTTATCAGCATCTGGTATAGGTACAGTCACCAATGGTACAATTTTAACTGCTTCTGATACTGGAAATTGGACAATAGGTTCTAGTACATCAATAGGTAATATATTAGTATCTGGCACATCATGGACAGTTCCAGCTAATTGGAATAATGCTGATAATGTTATACATATATTTGGTGGCGGTGGTGGTGGTTCTGGTAGTATTTATGTAGCTCCTACTGCCATTGCAGGTGGAGGTGGTGGTGGTGGAGCAGGATATAGAACTCTTACCAATCAAACATATAGTGGCTCTGTGACCTATGCTATTGGTGCTGCTGGAGCTGGAGGAACAGGTGCAACATCAGGAACTTCTACTGGTGGCACAGGTGGAACAACCACTTGGGATACTACTAACACAGCCACAGGTGGTACAGGTGGAGTAACTACAAGCATAACATCAACTGGCGGTACTGGTGGTGTAGGAACTAATACTGGTGGTACAGGTGGAGTTGGTGCTACAAGCACATCAGGAGAGCCTGGTGGTGGTGGAGGTGCAGGTGGTGCTGGACCAAATGGTAATGGCGGTAACGGTGGAACTGGTTTTGCTTCTACTGGTGGTGGTGGCGGAGGTGGTAACGGAGGAGGTACAGCAGGTGGTAATGGTACGTCTACTACAGGAGGTAATGGTGGTAACAACTCACTAGGTTCTGGAGGAGCAACAGGTGCAACAACAACAGTTTCTGCTACAACAGCTTTAAATGGTGGTGGTGGTGGAGGTGCTACTAGTGGTACAGGCGTTGGTGGTTCATCAACTGGTTCTGTTGGTATAGATATATTATCTACTATAGGTTCTGGCGGTGGTGGTGGAGGTGGCGCTGGTACATTCAATAGTGCTAGTGTTGCAGGTTTATATGGCGGAGGTGGTGGTGGAGCTGGTGCTAGGACACCAGCAACAGCAAATGGAGCTGCTGGAACACAAGGTGCAATTATTGTTACTTGGACACCAACAGGTGGCGGAACATTATTTGGTTCAGCGTCTATAAATGGAACAGCTACTGTTACAGGATTAGGAAATTACACAGCATCAGGCGTAGGTTCAATATCAGCATCAGCTACAGTATCCTCATCTAGTAGTTTAACATTTAGCGTAAGTGGTGCAATAGATGGAAATGCAACCGTTAGTGCTTTAGGTAGTTTATCTCAATTTGGTATAGCATCTATTAATGGCACAGCTAGTGTGTCTGCACTTGGCGGATTATTAAATTCAGGTCAAGCATCTATTACAGCCAATGGAACTGTAACAGCTAGTGGTGGTTTAGTATTTAGTGGTCAAGCATCTGTAAATGGCACAGCTACAGTTACAGCAGATGGTTATTATATTGCAGATGGTGTTGCAGCAATAAGTGCTTTTGCTAATGTAACTGCAATAGGTAATTATATAGCAATTGGAACAGCAGTAATTACTGCTAACGGAACTGTAATAGCTAATGGCGTTATACAAGGTGAAGGATGGACTCCTATTACACCTTCTACAGATACATGGACAACATCATCAGCAAGTTCAGACACATGGACAACAATTTCACCATCATCAGATACATGGCTTCGTCAGGGATAGTTAATTAAGGAAAACAAATGGCAAAAACAAAAATTAGTGAATATTCAGCAACCTCAGCAGATAATACAGACATTAGCAATATTAACATTGCAGAAGGATGCTCACCTGCTAACGTAAACAATGCTATTAGAACTTTAATGGCACAAATTAAAGACTTACAAGCAGGAACTTCTGGTGATACTATCCCAATTACCGCAGGTGGTACAGGCTCTGGTACAGCTAGTGCAGCTAGAACTGCATTAGGTATTGTTATTGGTACGGATGTATTAGCTCCTCCTTCTGGAACAGCTATACTTAAAGCTAATTCTGGTGGTGCATTGTCTAATGCTACAGCAGGTACAGACTATGTAGCTCCAGCTACAGCTACTTCTTTTACTGCTAAACAAACATTTACTGGCTCAACAAGTTTAATTTCATCTAAATTTGTTAATGCTTTAGAAACCGTTACAGTTTCAGCAACAGCAGCTACAGGCACAATTAACTATGATGTAACTACACAATCAGTTCTTTATTATACAACTAATGCTTCAGCTAACTGGACAGTAAACTTTAGAGCATCTAGTGGTACTTCTTTAGATACTGCTATGGCAACAGGTGAAAGTGTAAGCGTTGCATTTGCAGTAACTCAAGGTTCAACAGCATACTATAATAGTGCTGTTACGATTGATGGAACTTCTGTTACACCAAAATGGCAAGGTGGAGTTACTCCATCATCAGGCAATGCTTCATCTATTGATGTTTATACATATACAATTATTAAAACAGCCAGTGCTACATATACAGTGTTAGCATCAGTTACTAAATTTGCTTAAGGATTTATAATGCCACTTATTAGTAGAATTGGCTCTGCATCAGCAAAATCATTTGGATTTGCTTTAAGGCCTCCTTATAGCATATCTTATTTATTAGTAGCTGGTGGTGGTGGCGGTGGAACTGATATGGGTGGTGGCGGTGGTGGTGGTGGAGTATTAACTTCTACTACAACATTAAATCCCGGCACTACTTATTCTTTTGTTATTGGTACTGGTGGCACAGGAGCACCTGCTAATGGCTCATCTACAAGTGGTGCAAATACTACTGGATTTAGTTTAACTGCTATTGGAGGCGGTGGTGGTGGCACATCAGGTAGTGTAGGTCAAAATGGTGGTTCTGGCGGTGGTGGCTCTAAAAATGCTGGTGGAACTGCAACATCTGGTCAAGGTTATCGTGGTGGTAATTCTTCTGGCACAACTTATAATGGTGGTAGAGGTGGTGGTGGAGCAACAGCACAAGGTGTAGATGCTACAAGTAATAATGGTACAAATGGTGGTGCAGGATATACTTTCCAATCTTCTGTTTATGGCTCTGGCGGTGGTGGTGGAGCACATGATTCTACTAATGTAGCTGGAACAGGTGGAACTAATGCAGGTAATGGAGCATTGATTAATGCAACTGGAACAGCAGCAACAAATGGTTTTGGTGGTGGTGGAGGTGGTGGAGGCTGGCCATCTAATGCAGGTAGTGGAGGAAATGGTGGTAAAGGTGCAGTAGTATTAGTTATACCTACATCAAATTATACTGGTCAAACTACAGGCTCTCCAACAGTAACTACTAGCGGAAGTAATAAAATTGTTAAATTTACATCAGACGGAAGCTATACAGCATAATGACAACACAACGCATACAATTTAAAGACTGGTTACCTGACCAACCTAGCGTTTTAGACGCAGTATCTGAAGCTAATAACGTCATTCCTTTAGCTGTAGGATATGGTCCATTTAAGTCAGCAGTAAACTATTCAGGTGCAGCTACAGAAGACCTTAATAACTGTTTTGCAGCTAAAGTGGATAATGATGTAAGTATATTTGCAGGTGGTGCTACAAAGTTATTTAAGGTATCTTCT